CAACCTGAATCGGTTTCAATGGGTCACTGAACTGTAGTCGGACTACATCCTCCCCTAGCGCATTAGCAAGCATGTGTAAACGTTTCGCGTCAAGAACTACATCGAGGATGATCGTTGTTGAATCCGACGGTGGCCATACTTGGTCTAGATTGGGGAATTGCCCCATATCAGGACGCTGGTAAATGACCCCTGTGACGTTGATTGAATCCGCTGTGGGTTCAAATTGGCCGACTTTCTCTGCCGCAATTATTGCTTGAAGGCTCACGGGGCCGAGCGCATCCGGCGCAGATATTTCCCCACTGAGCGGGATACGAACCGCCATGAATGAATCAGTGGCATGAAGCTCAGGACCGTTAGGCCCAGCAACAACTTCGGCGCGATTCAGTGCCAGTCTAGTTACATCTTTCCCTACTACTTTTGACACCTTGCACTTTTTTGAAAACGTCAACATAGATGACTCCCTACTCTCTACTGCGTTCCAAGACTCGCTCGCTAGCTTCAGCGGGGAGTCGCCAGTAAACCCTTCCACCACCACCTGTTGTGAAGTCCCAGTAACGCCGGCCGGTGCTCTTCTTTCCGCCGGCTCCGATCGCTCGCGCTTGTTGCTCGAGTGCTTGTTCACTAGCTGTTCGTGCGTCGACCTTTGCGTAGTGTAGATCACTCCAGAAGGCTGCAAGCAGTGCCGGGCTGAACCAGATCTCCTCCTTACTAGCTGCGTTCTTCCTGATAAAACAAGGGGTCGCGATCTGCTTGCGCGCGGGGTCTGGACCCATCGGTCGCTGCTGGTGCCCGGTGCGGTGCAGCACGGTCGGTAGCAGCATCATTGTCAGGCTGTTGTCGTCTGCGCGGTATGCTCCAGCCGTCTCGTCGATCCAGGAATCCACTTGCTTCATCACCCAAGCTGCGTTGCCGCCCATCAGCTCGGTTAGCATCCAGGCGCCGATGCGGATGATCGTCAGCTTGTCGTTCATGCGGCCGCCGTCACCGACGCGGAGCTTTGCAATCTGCGCTATCAACCTCGACTCAAGCTTGAGGCTCTTGACGACGAAGGTTCCGGCGTAGTCTGAGAGCACAGGATGCCGGCGCTCTAGCTCCACAACATCATCCCACTGCGAGTAGGAACCGCGGAACGATCGCCGGCCGACTGGTGACGGCACGCCGAGCGACACGCTGCGATCCAGCAGCGCCTTCTGACTGTGCAGACCTAGCGCCTCACCGCTTACCACTAGGGCAGCGTGCAGCTTGACGGTGATCTGATCCGCCTGGTTGAGCGCCTTCTTGGTGACGCTGCCTTCGACCGTGACGTTGCGCAACAGCTCGCCGTACTGCTCGAGCGAGTCTAGATCGTCGATCCAGACGATCCCGTTGCGGTGCGCGGATAGGTAATCTCGTAAGGCAGCCTTGGTCGGATTACCTTTGCCCTGGATGTTGCCGCTCAGCTTGAGCATCAGCGGAAAGTAGCCGGTTGACTTACCGCTCTCGCTGGGTGCTTCTAGCGCCATGAAGGGGAACTGGCTGAACTCGGTGGTCAGCTGCGGCTTGAGGAAGCACGCGGCCCACCACGCCCCGAAGACGGCTGCGACGCGCTCATCGTGAAATGTCATCACCTCACGAAGGATCTCTGCGGCTTCGAAGTCTTCTCCTTCAAGCCCGTACGCATACGGCGCCAAGTAGCGTATGCGCGGCTCTGGTCGCACTGCTTCGAATGCGTGCGCGCCGTCTGCTTTGAGCACGCCGTCGTGCGTTACAAACGCGCTGTATTCCTCGTGCCAGCCGAGCGAGTCGACGGTCTGCTGCACTGGGGCTCCTTGCGCGCGCAGGTAGCGCAGCAGGCGTGTCGACTCTGGCATGCCGCGCGGGTCCATGTTGTCTGGGTTGGTGAGGCTGGCGCCGAACTGAGCAAGCCACTTACGCAGCAGTCGCTGGTCAGCGATCACGTCCGATGCGAGACTCGCGGTAATGATCTCGCCGTCCAGCCGGCGCACCTCTACTTCGTAGATCGTGCTTAGCGGCAGCTCGAGGATGCCGAGCACGCGCAGGTCAGCGTTGCACCACTCGGTTAGGTTGTGGCTCTTGGCGCCTTCGCTGTCCTTGGAAACGGTGCGGACGAGGATGCGTGTTCCGCCGGAGACCAGCCAGCCCGATTCTTCCGCTGCTTCTCGTACTCGCCACTCGCCACCTTCTCCTTCTGGGGCTTCTGGTGGTGCTGCGCGTCCCTGCTTGGCTTGCTCGGTCTGCCAGATCGAGCGGATGACTTTCGCGACTTCAGCGTCGTCGAGGCCGAGGCCGTCTGCTGCTTGCTTGACCATCGACTCGTACGCGTCTTGGTGCGGTATGTGCGCGGCGTAGTGGCCCGCGACCTGCGCAAGCCATACGTTGCGTTCTCCTTCTTCTGGTCGGTGGTTCAGTAGATGGCTCAGGAGTGAGCGCGGTCCCGTTGCTGGGGCTTCCTCTCCGTCTGTAGCCCAAAGCCCAGCCGGTGCTGCTTGGAGCTTGTCGGGTCCACGTTTTGCGACCCAGCGGTAGATGCGCCCGCTCGGATGGATCGACGGCGGTGCGACGACTCCGCCGCCTTCTGCTTTGATGTCCCACTTGCCGCTGTCTCCGCCAGAAGAGGAGCGCCCGCGACGCTCCTCGCCTTCAGGTAGTTTCCAGTAGAAATGCTTGCCTTTGCCGGTGGAAACACACGCCGTCTCGTCGAGGATTGGGCCGAGCCGGCCTCGCCAGTAATCGATGGCGGTGCGGTCGTCGCAGTCGAGGACAGCTAGTTGCGAGATCCGCCCGGTGACAACGAAGATGTTGCGGTCTTCCTTGAAAGCTTCAACAAGCTCCGGCTGTGTTGCAGCTTCCGTCTGCGCGTGCTTCCAGCTGGAGATCGGCGCTTTCGCGGCTCGCGGGGCAGCTACAACACGCCATCCGCGGTTGTGGAGCTCTAGAGCGTCTGAGAGTTTGGGCAAAGTTTGTGGGGTTGCTTTGAAGGGGTTGGGCGCCGCGGTTCAAGCTTCCGGTCGTTTACACGCGAGCGGTGCACCCCTGCACCGCTGCGGCCCGCTAGTTACTAGCCCTGCTGTCGAACGTCTTCTTGGCGCTTCGTTTGAGATCGTACTAGAACAGATCCTCGTCATCCGCAGCGCCAGCCTTCGACGTCGCGACTTCCGGCGCCTCGAAGTCATCGTCTGCGAGGAGCAGACGATCAACTTGGTTGCGTGTCTGACCCTTACCAGCGCCTTCCTGCTGCACGCGGCTCGATACAGCTGCCTTGCAGACCTGCCCGACGAGTTCGTCTGTATCCGTATCGGTGCCGACACCAAAGGCATCGAACGCCTCCTTGACCTTCCACGCCGCTGCTTCGCTCAAGCTCGTGTTTGTCCAGAGCTTGCGGTTCACATACGGCTCCTGGACAACCTCGAACTCCCACGCCCAGTACGGACCGTTCTTCCCTTCCTTGACTTCGACCCCCGCCAGCCGGACGTGGTAGACGCCGTCATCGAGCGGCTCGAAGCTCCCCTCAGCTTTCGCGGTCTCTGCTGCTTGCTTCTTATTGAGTTGCGGCACGTTCAGCCTCCTTCTGCTTCGCAGCTGTAGCGAGTTCCCGCGCACGCTGCATGATGGGATCGTTATTAGCGTCGAGATCTTCCTCGACGTAGGACAGGATGCGATCAAACGTCGGATCGACCAGCGCCTTCGGCAGGATCTTGTAGCGGTCCTTACCGCGGAACTTCCCAGCTGGTCTGGAGAGCCCACGGTACTGCTCTGTGTCTTGGCCATCCTCGTTCTCAACGTCAACCAAAGTGGTGTAGACGACGATGTCAAACCAACCGTAGAGATCGGTTTGAAGGGCCGGTGTGATCGCCGGTCGGTAGACAACAGCACCATCATCGTCTACGTCTCGGCGGGTCAGCGCGCTGGCACCGAAGTGGCACGGTAGATCCCGGCACTTGCGGACGAGCCGGCGTACCTGATCGGACATCTCGCCGTAGTCAGCACGCGGATCGCGCGCTTTCCCAGTGCGAGCGACTGTGGCTGCGCCAGCTTCGATTACGTCATCGAGTAGGATCTTGTAGATCTCCGTGATGGAGTCCCAGACCATGCCGACGTAGGCGTCCTCGTCCTTGTTGAGCGCTTCGCGGATGCGGAGCCACTCGGCTTCCAAACCGGCGTAGGTGATCTTCTCACCCTTCTCCGGCCACACTTCGATGTTCGCGACATCTACACCGCAGCGTTCCAATGCTCGGCGCTTTACACCGCTCTCTGCATTGACGACGAGGATCTTACCGCGGTCTGCCATGTGGCAAAGATGCGTCGTCTTGCCTGTCCCGCCGTCTCCGAAGTAGAGAAGATTCAGCGGGTCTACAACGTCAGTTAGGGCTTGAGCCACTGGCGTTCTCCGATCTGTTTGGTTTGCCTCTCGGCGTTAGTTAGTTGGCCGGATCGGATTCCGGCACTGCAGATCGTAGCAGATGTAGACCTTGTAGATCATCGCCGGACCTTCGGGCCGAGACAACAGAACGGCCACAAGTACGTCAAGAGGCGACGACCGCACATGGGGCAGTAGCGGGGCTCGATCATCGTTCGAGTCTCGCGGTTACGTCGCGGACCCAAGCGTTCCAGCGACAGGGAAACGGCAGGAGTAGTCGCTTTCGCAGGCGAATGGCCCAATGCTGTCTCATTTGAGTGCTTCCTTCGCGATCTTGTGTATACGTTCGACTGCGGGAATCGACACGGCAAGCGCTGCGAGCCTTTCGATCTGCTCCAGTGCAATTTGATAGCGCAGTTCAGGCGACGGCTGTCGGTAGGCGTCATCGTCGCTCATGTCTTCTCCGGCCAGTTGGTTAGTAGCTCCCGAGCACACTCATCGAGAGAATCGCCGTAGGCTCTCCCTATCCGGTTGCGACCGCTCCACAGGTTTATGCCGGCCGTCTTCGCTGGCCCATCCGTCATTGTCAGCACGAACGTTTCTTCTCGTGTTCGTTCGATCACGGCCAAGACCGGGTGCTCGTCTACCCGCACAACCTCAACCTCATCGACCGGGCGATTGCACATCGAGCAAACACGTCCTTGACCGCGCCACCACGACTCAACAGGCGTCCCGCCATCAAGCCAATGATCCTCCGGGCAGACG